CATCTTAGAGCCATAGAGCAACCTAGTATTTATGATTATTATTCAAAACCTAGTAAAATAAAATATTATGCGAGCGCATACAGATTTGGATTAGGCAACACTTATTCTGGTGTTAATTTAGTTGATGATATTGTAGGAACTGATAAGTTTTTATCTTCTACTTTTACCTACACTTCTCCCGAAGCAAGAGGATATGCACCAAGTTTAGGTTCTAAGTTTTATGATACTATTCATCATGAAAGCGGAGGAAGTGCAGATATTGTAGCCCTTGCTGGTTCAGAAGTGGTTGCTTCTTTAACTACATCAATAGGGGGAACTGACCATATTAGAGGAAATCCTTTACTACAAAAAGATTATTTTAATCATCTTGACCCTAAAATCGCTAGAATGTTTTTATTCAGTAATAGTGATTTAGAGCCATATAGTAGTTTAAGAGTAGATAGTTTAATGTCCTCTTCAAATGCTAAAGACATTAGTAATTATAATTTATTCGCTAAAAGGAAACCTATTGAAACTTCTAATTCTGACACTAAGTATTCATCAACAGGAAAAACAGTAACATTAAAGAATGATGATAATGATTATGTATCTAAAGGAATCATTTCAGCAGATAAAGCACTATCAGATTTAACTAGATTTTCTATCATGAGATTAACTGAATTGTGCTTTGACTGGGCTTTTAATCAGTTTGACCCAGAAAATATTCCAGAAAAGAATACCTTATTACCAGCAATAGCGATTCAACAAAGTATTCAAACTTCTACTATTTCTGGTGGTTCTTCACCAAAAGCGGCACTTTCTACAATTAATATTACTGCATATCAACCAAGTGGGGCGAATACAATGACAGTAAATACTGCTAGCGATATTGCTGCTAGTAATGATTTATTATATGATACTAAAGGAAGATTAGTAGGAAGATGGTTAAGCCAAAGTGGAACCACAGTTACTCTCGATGCTCCGCCAATAAAAACAAATGGAACATCTAATACGTGTGCTTTAGGCTTTAGAATAGAAGCCTCTAATAGAACATTAGATTTGTTTTCAGGAAATGGAGATTCTGATAGTTTTATTGACTTTGGTAAAAAAGTAAGTATGCTTAAAGGCCTAGCAACACAGGAATCTTCTTCTTCAAGCGCAGGTTGGGGTAAAGCAAGCAGTAGATGGGACACAAAGTATTCAAATGAATTTGGAAAAGGTACTCATGCTAGTAAAAAAATAAATTTAGCATTACCCTTTTTATTCGATATGAAAAATAACGATGGTTCGGCATCAACCATAGAAAACACATTTAAAACATTTGGCTTATTTAGAACAATGCATAAAATAAATACTGCTAGTGAAGTTGCGGCTAATAAATACGCTAATAACATGATTCCTGTATTTTTAGAAAGATACACAATAGAAGATGGTAAATCTTTGGCTTCCGAAGGAATGGCAGGAGATAAAATATCTCAGGCAAATGCTAATAATACTGATAATTCTGGTGTTTCTTCTACTATAACAATGTCATGTACGACAGAACCGTTTAAGAATAATACTGATGAAGATACTGCTAAATCATATGATGATACGGCTGATGGGGTATTTCTAGCCTTTAAGCCCACATTAGAACTAAACGGGAGTAATCTTGATGACGATGTTACAAAAGGTGGAGAGAATGTCTATCAGATAGAAATAGCAGCAACTAACGAAAATGTATTTTTAGATTTTGTAAACTTAACAGGTTGCTACTTAGTTAGCGAACGACATACTTATCGTTCAGAAAACGGAGAATTAGTTAGTAGTTCTAGCCAATCTTTAAACGAAGGCTATCCTTCACATATTAGTTATATCGTATCTCATGAAATAGATGAATCTAATAATACAAGAACTCACATTCTAATTTTAGATTATCGGTGGGGAACAGGTACTAGACGATTTAGAATAATGCAACCTAATCACACCTGCTTTCATAGTTTCTCACCTAAAGAAATACAGGTAAGACAAACTTCTTCTAGATATACTAAAAAACCCTCTACTGAAGAATGCTATGATGGAATTAATTCATTCTTTAATAGAAATTCAAGGGGAGGAAAGGCAAATAAAGGTAATGATGAAGGAATACTATCCATGTATATGTTAGTGGATTGCGATAATAAAAACAATAACGCTAACGAAAAACACACAGTAGTTAGAGATTATAGAAGTTTTCCTAATATTCTTCCTTCCGAACCAATTACTGTTTTAGTTTCTGATGGAGAAAATAAGAATAAAACCAGTATTAGTTATAAAAGAGATGAAGAAAGTTCAGGAACTGAAATTAACAACACTATTACTTTTGGAGAGATGAAAGAAATGTTAGGAGTAGTTTCTGTTTCTGAAACTATTAATGTAACACTAAATGGTGAAATGGATTCTGATTTCGATAGATGTTGTATAGGCACTACTGCAATAGTAGCAAACGAAACGGATGAACTTATTGATAGGCTACTAAAAGATAATAACATTAATGTTGATGTAACAGATAGTAGTTTCCCTACTTTCTTATCTCCTAATTTTCAAGGAGTTGATTTATATTCTGCTATTAATTATCTATTAGAAAGAAAGGATAAAAGTATACTCTATGAATCAGACAGGTTTAAAGTTTTAGATAAAAAGGATGCTTCTTTTTATAGTGATGTTATTTTAGAAGAGAGAGGCGACTTACAATTATACGACTTACAAAAAGAGAAAAACTTACTTAATACTTATAATGAAATAATAGTATATGGTAAAGCGCATAAAGCAAAAAGAAAACGGTCAAATAGTATCAAAAAAATAGGATTAAAAACACTAGAAGTTTATGAACCTAATCTCCTATCTCAAGAAGAAGTAGATAAAAGAGCGAGAGTCCTCAGAGAACTGCATTCAGAAGATGACAATAATAGATTATTTAAAGTATCAGTAGGGCATTCTGGTATTTCTCAACTTAGAGCAGGAGATTTAATAAGATTAGATATACCCAGAGAAGGAATAAATAACGTACAAGTTATAGTTTTACAGATAAAACACTCATTAAATGGATTAATGGATTTAGAATTAGGAAAGTATAGTAAACTATTAGAAGATACATTTGCAGAAATGCAGATAGAAAACAAAAAAATAAATACAGAACTAAGAAATAATACTCTTGGTGAAGAAAATATTATTAAATTAGACTTCGATGATACTGTCAAAATTAAACAATTAAGATTCGTTATTAGGAAAAAATCTTCTTTGGGTTCATTTAAGTTAGGCTTCGGGACAACATTAAATACCAACACTACATCTCTCGGATTGAGAGGAACAGGTATCACTTTCACTACTTTGTTAGATGAGGATTTAGCATGATTACAGAAACATTAAAAGATTTAATTGCTACGTATATAGCAAGCATACCTGCGGCTAATACAGAATATAAACTGGGTTTAGGTGGCAATTCTACCAGTCCTGAATCTACCACATTAGATGTTCCTATTTCCACTACTCCTTCTGTTTTTTCAGCAGTAGTAGATGGTAATGTAATAGAATTTCAAGCAATATTTCAAGGTTCAGATGCAAACATGACAGGTAATGTTATTCGTGAATTTGGCATATTTGATGGTTCTAATTTAATAGCAAGGCATAACTTTCAAGGAGTTGGCCCATTTTCATCAACTGAAGATTTAGAAATATTTTTCACAATAGAGGTGGAATGACATGGCAGACGAAAACCCTCATTTATTTAGCACACAAACAACAGGCGTAGCCTTTGGTCAAATAACAGATAATACTGATTTTCCCCATACTGGATTAATTAAAGGTTTAAGTCTTATGTCTAAAGGAAACATGGCAGTTAAAGGTTCAGCAACAGACTTTGATATTACTCAGGCTTCTTCTTCTAATGTTATTCAAGTCGCAACAGGTAGAATTTTTAAAGATAATAAATTAACTGCGGCAGTTGTAGCAAAGAATTTTACATCGAGTTCTTTCATTACTACTGCTGGTGATAGTTACTATCATTTATTAGTAGTAGATGCTTCTAATGTATTACAAGTTAGAAAACACGGAAGCGATATTGCTGACAAGGTTCCTGATTATACAGAAGGAGATACTATTATTGCAGTAATTATGTTTAATTCTTCTACTGCTCCATTAGGAAGTATGCAAATACAATTCCTAACAACAGGAAAAGTTGAGAATAGTTTAAGTTTAGGATATGATTCATCAGGATATACTGAAATGTCTAAGGTAACTGCCGCCTCTGGTGGAACAACAGTAGAGGTCGCTACTGCTGGTGGAGATTTTATTATTGATAATACAGATGCAGATAAAAAAATTATTATGCGTTTAGGTAGTGATGATGCTAATACTGACTTTGAAATAAGAAATAATTCTGATGCAGTTAAATTTGCAGTTGATGGTGCTGGAACTATAACCTTAGCCGCTTTACCTACTGCTACGCTTGCAACTGATGATAAAGTTGTAATAAGAGATACTAATGGTTCTGACGCAATTAAAACAGTAACTGCTCAATCAATTGCAGATTTAGCAGGAATAACGAATGAATTAGTTAGATACGGATTAACTTCTGATGAAGGATTATCTTCGGGTTCTAGATATACTTTTACGAGTGCTGATTTTACAGCATATGCCGCAGATACTAATGTAGTTACCTTTTCAGGAGAGAATATTACATTAAAAGGAGCAGGTATTTTTGAAGTTAATTTATATGGTTATTTTGCCGCCGCCGCAGGGGGTAGTGGTAATTTAGAATTTGATTTATCAATAGGTGATGGAAACCAACATAATAAATATGCATATAATAGATACCTTGCGGCAAATACTATTGTAGTTAGATTTTCTCAATTTACTACTGCTACTATTAAAACAACAGGAGACACTATAATTAAATTAAGTGGCTATATGGTGTTTGGTGGAGGAAGTGGCGCAGACCCATTAAGATTTCTTGCTACTGGAAGTTCTGACCCCCAATCTGCTAATAATCCGCAATATACCGCATTTACAATAAGGAAGGTGGCATGATGGCTTGCATGATAGATTTTTTAGAAACGAATTACCCTTTAGTTGATTGGATAGATTTAGGGCCGTCGATATTTAAATCAATAAATGAAAATGGTACTAGAACAATTAAATTAAATTTAGCAAAGTGGCCGAGCAATGTTTATTCTATTCCACCAACACAGATAGAAATAACTAATTGGCACAATTCGTGATTAAGATGGAACTATGTCTGTATGCTGCATTATCTTTTATTGCAGGATATATAGCAGTTTGGTTAGCAACTGTCGGAGACTAAAACGAAAAGCCAAAAAAAAAGAGGAAAGGCGACCCGTAAGCCACCTTTCCTCAAACGGTCTTTACAGACCAAATTCCTTTACATTCTCGGCATTCCCACAGTTTAATCTGTTTAGGAGAGCCTACATAAAATCCCAGTAAACGCTTCGCTAATGTATCTTCAGCACAATACGGACATTTTTGTTTTAATGTCATTTCTGTTCATCGCCATCATTTCTCATTAGCCTTCGCATATAATCTTCAACGCTACCATCGGTGATATTTCTACCACCAAATGCAGCGAAGAAGAGTAACATGAGAACTACTAAGAAAATCGCAGCAAAAAACCAATCCCAGCCTTCCATTACCAATTCACCTCCAATTCAACAAACTCTTCTTTATTAACAGAAAATGCTTTAACAATCCCGTTATCTTGACCATACTTCCAAAGGTCATAAACTAACTGAGTATCTTTCATACAATACTCAACTACTTCGTCATATTGACCCATTTTCCACAATTTAGGTGCATCTGCACTATCCATGAGTTTAAAGTCATTCATAGTACACTTTACCAAATTACTCAGAGGAAATCTTTCTCCATGTTCTTTAGTTAGGATTCTACTAGTGTCAATGTATTTTTTATCTTCAAGATATTGCTTCATACAATATATGTCCATAGCATTCTTTAGTATAGGCAAATCAAATGAAGCGATGTTATGTCCTAATAGGACTCCTCCTTTCTGGAAATGTTCATCTAAATCAAACTTAAGTTCTCTTAATGATTTAATAACATGACCAGATTTAGCAAAAGTATCTACTGGTTCATCAACATATACTGTTCCATTCTTTCCATCCCAAGTAGCAACTGTTGATACTTGAAACATATGGGTATTACCGAAACCTCCAATGTCATAAGACATATTTTTAGTTTCTAAATCAATAGCCATTACTGACATTTAACTCAATCCTGCGCCCAAAGTTTAGAAATCTTTTCTGTTTCCTTATCTGTCTTATCTTCTTCAACATCAATTCGACGCTTTAAAAAGCAAACAATGTTATTCCCTGCTACTGTTAGCATAGAACAACATTCCCAACCATCGTTACCATAGGTATCTAATGATTCAATTATTACTTTTGGGCCTTTTGATACCTCAAAGACAAGGTATGTGTTTTCATATTTCATTGTTTTTCATCTCCTTTAAATTTAATAAATACTGCTCTGCCTTGCTTGTCTATTTCAAATAGGTTCTCTATTGATTTAAAATAATTATAGACACTAGCCTGACTCTTTTTACTTTCTAGTTTCACTTCGGATAAGTAATCTCTTTTACTAATAAAGCCCTCTTCGTCTTTGTCCATTCTTAGATATATTGACTTGAATACTGTCATCATGCTCTTTTCAGTTACGGATGTCTTACGCACACGGAGGCTACGGTTGAGCCATGCTACAAGGGTCTTATAACACTTTTCAGTAATCGAGGCCGCTTGCTCTACATTTCTACCTGTTACTCTGAATCTTAACGATTTATCTCTAATTGCTCTTGATTGTGCAATAGAGCAAAGAACCGCCATTTTCTTTAAGTTTTGATTTAGTCTGGTAATAAAAACATCTAGAATTTCCTTTACTTCTTGTCTCTCATCGTTAATGAAATTATCCATTTTTTCGTATTGAATCATTAATTGCGCTCTTGCCTCATCAGTATAGGTCATTGTATCTAAGGGATTACACCCTACTTCTAAATATCGTTCTCTAGTGAGTTGATATATTTCAAAGATAGCCTTTGCGAATTTTTCTGTCGGTGGCTCAGTTCTTTCTGTTTTAATACCAAACTGATTGATTAACTCTCTTCTAATCTTATCCTGTACGAATGAAGGGACATCGTGAACATACATAACCATTCTCGGAAGAACACCAGTAGTAGCCATAATAGTCTGCAAGTTTTGCGGAGGATATGTCATAGCCAAAACCGACCTTTCACAATAACAGTTCATTACTCCACCTTCTTTCAATTGCTTATTAATAACCCATGAATCCCCTGTTATTGAATTCATTAAAGTATTTAAATATACAATAGAACTCCCTTTGTGCTGAGTTTCTTTAAATATTCCAGAGTATTCAAACTCATCCCAATGAGCAATACCGCTTCCTTCTAAAGCACCTGCCACTCTTTCAAAGTAAAAATCACCAATTGGTGAACCATGTTCTTCTGACTCTTCATCATTTTTAATGACCTTCTTATCTTTATAGCCAACTAATGCTGCATCGGTATAATCAACTAAAGAAAACAAATCGAAATGAGTATCTGATACTTGTCCCAACTCTCTTACTTTAGGAGGATGCTTAGCATTCTCATTAATCTTTTTAAAGACTGATTTTGAAATTGGCCCGACAAATCTCCACATAGTTGATTTACCAGTACCAGAAGTTTGAATCCAACAAACGTGAACTCTAACATCATCAGTTAAATCACCATCAGGTATATGTACAAAGTCTTTGCACATTTGACCTAATAGGTTAAAGAAACATAATCCCGCAGGTATTTCATTATATTTGGAATAATCTGAGGCAGTTTCTATCCATGCTTTCATAATGGCAGGTAATTCAACCGTTTCGTGTCGAAGCCCTTCCATAAAATTATTATAATCTTCTTCATTCATTTCTTCTTCATCTATCATATTTTCACCTTATTCTCTGAATTTAATACATTGATTATTCTGTCTGCTAATACTTTTCCAAACCCTTCTAGTTTTTGTATTTCAAAACTAGTTTGTTCTCCTATTTCCATAACAGACCCAAAGTTATCAATGAGTAACTTTGCTTTTTTATAGGAAACTCCTTTTACGCTAGTTAAGATGTCTAATCTTAAATCATCCGTTGTTATTCTTTTAAAGACCTGTGGCCTAATTACATCTCTTTCTATTGGTTGCATTTTACATACTGCTGTAATTATAAGAGATGCTTCTGATTCGCTCTTAACCCAAAATGGTTTAATATCTGTATCTAATACTATTCTACCGATAGCCCCCAGAAACTTATTAGTAAGCATTATTTTTCTAGAAGCGATAGGTAATTTACTTTTACCGTGTTTAATAATATTATGAATTGCTTCAGGTAAATCTCCATAGATTATAACTACGTTATTTTTATAGTGTCTATCCATGTTATCCATCTGTGTCCACAATCTTTTAGACATAACAGAACCAATAAAATCTTCTACTGATTTTGCTTCAAAACAAATATTATCAAAAACATAATCACCTATCTCTATCCATTTCTTTTCTGTTTTAATATTCAGAATACGTGCTTTCTCTTCTACTAGTTTTACTAGTTTAGAACCTTCTTTCTCTCTACTATCAATTATTAACATCTGGGAACCTCCAACATTTTCCTATACAATATCCCTCTGATATAAGTTTATCACATGAGGGAGTATTATAATTACCATGAACGGTAAATCTTGCGTGTTTCTTAGTTTCGTTTTTATCCCAATCTAACCACACATTTTCTTTTTCTCCAAAGACTGATTCAATCTCTGAAACTATCATATCTAGAACTTTATTCTTTTGTTCAGTAGATGATAGATTAGTTCTTTGAGTTAGTAAATCCCTATACCAAGATACTAAGTATGCTCTCGCCATATGCGAAGGATTCTCGCTCATTACAGAATTATGTAAACAGGGTAACAATGGGAGTTTACCTTCATAAAACGGTACGCTAATCTCTCCTTCTACGGCTTCTATGGGGGGTTGTTTGGGAAACTCTACCAAGTTATTACCAACCTTTCTAAAGGGAATACCTCTAGGCTTAGAGGCTAAAGCAATCAAATCATTTAGATGCAATGATAAGTCATCATAAAATAAAGGAATACAGAATAAAGGATTACCATTATTATCTGCTGATGACATATTAACAGTATTTGGAATTCTTCTCAAACGAGTTGTTTGACCAACCCTATCGTCTAAAGTAATATCTTTACCAACCTTTGCTATTAACATATCCTTCACCGTTTTAAAGTAAGCCTGTATATTCCTAATGCTTTCTGTTTCTTCACCATCCAAGAATAAATGGAAACCTCTGCCTGAGAAAAACAAAGTATGTTTAATATCTTCAAGCATAACCCAATCCATAATAATTTTAATGTCTCGATAAGCATTATTCAAATCTCCATCATGTCCATCAAAGTCTAAGAATATTCTATTTAATATAACAGATGACTCTATCTTCGCAGTTTCGCTAAAGTGTTCAAAATCATAGACAGTAGTATATACATTTGTTCTATTATTTTGTGCTTTAACAAAAGAGATATAATCATTCTTCGATAGAACTATCTTTCTTCTCATCTGTGGTGCTTTCTTTATGTGGCTTCCCGCCCATACTTCTCTCGGAAATTTCATTTTTATTGCCTCCAAAATTTACTGTTGCAGTATTTAGTAATACTTTTATTGTTCCTGCTACTTCTGCTTTGAGAGATATTCTTACCATCTCTCTCAATACATCAGTATATAATTGACCTACATAAGATTCTTTAATTCTTAAATCTTCTATCATTTTAAATCTCTCAATTAATGTCATCTCTGAATAGATGTCATTAGATATAAGATTGATAGTTTCAGACAGGTTAGAAATCTCATTGAATGTCCAATTTTTTGCTAATACTTTTTTTTCTATAAGTTCTTTCATAACATCAAACCCATGTATCTTCCTGTGCTTCATCACAAATACCAAAGAAAGAACAATGAGCGCAAGTTTTGTAAAAGAACTTTGCTGGAAATGTATTCCTTTCATAGTGATGAATGAGTTTAGCGATGTTATTCATAACAGAAGTCATTGACCTAGTTTTTCTAGGCTCTGCATAAATGTAATTAGCCGCAGGATAATACCAACCCCAATGAGTTACCTTGTCATTAGGGTCTAATCCGTTCTTAATCATAACTTCATCAGGTGCATTTAACAATAGCAATTCATAGAATGCCATTTCTTTACGCATAGATGTTTTCTTCCAGTCTTTCCATCCACCAGTTTTGTATTCAAAGGGAACTAAACCACCGTTCTCCTTAAATATTCTATCAATAATTCCTTGAATGTGAATTACATAATCTCTTTGTAGAGGAAATTTAGGATTAATATTAGCAGGTATTGTAATTTCTGCATCAAATTTACCTTCATTACATACTGGCAAGAATTCTTCTATCTTGTTTTCTGTTCTTGCTTCAATGTATCTTTGCGCTTCAAGCGATGCTACTGTCAATGAAATATCATAATAGTCATCAACAGGCATTAAACTAGTGCAGTATTCTAATACTTCACTATTGTTCATCTTTTCTGCTTTCTTTAAGTCAAAAATATTGAAGAAGTCCTCTCTATGATTATGAAGAATAGTTCCTTTTAACATAGCCTCAGTTTGGTCTTGAGGTAATCTCTGTCTGTAAGAAAATTCGTACTTTTTAGGACACCAATCGAAACTGCCTAAAGAAGATTTAGTTATCTTTAGAATAGGTTTAGAAGGGTCGTCGTAATTCTCTGGTTGCCATTTGTATGTGAACTCTCTCATTGAGGAAATCACCGTATTATATTTTTCATCGTTATTCATATTACCACCAATCGTCTAATTTTGTTTGTAGTTTGCCTGTTCGGATAGAAGAAATGTCCCAATTCATTGCCTTGTAAACAGGCGTTGCTTTTTTAATCACTTCTTCTGCATAGTGTTTGTAGTTAGGAGTATAGTTGTCGAAATCTTCGTACAATGTCCCTGCTACATACTCTACTTCTCTCTTTTCTTTTGTCAATGGATGTGTGTAAACATCATTAACATCCTTTACTTTCATAAATAAATATGAATCATCAAAAGTCTTATCTTCTTTCTCCCAAGCATACAGAATACCTGCGATGCCCGACCCAATGGAGGGTTTCTTGTATTTAGTTGTTAAGAATAACTTAGGCTCAGTACCGCATTTATCACACCACTTAATGCTCAGACATTCTTTCAATGTGTGGTTCTTTTTACATTCGGGACACTTTACCGTAAATCTCTCTTTACGCAATCTACTTCTCTTGATAATGCTAGATTTATCTAGTTCTCCGTTCATAATATCTGTGTACTTCTTTGTAAGATAAGAATTAATTTCAGTCAATGACTTCTGATTAATCCACATCTTCAAAGTAGTTGTCTGAACTTCTTTCGCTAGTTTAGTTTCACTAACTCTTTTAGCAGTAAAACCAGTCATAGTGAATTTAGGTTCGTCTAACCAAACTCCATCCTCCCATGATACTAAACCAGCATTTCTATTCTTTGTTGTTCCTACACCTAATGCAGAATAATACTTCTCGAATTCGAGAACAACTGGATGCTGTTCTAATCCCAATACATTAGGAAAGTGTTCTCTAACTGATGCTTCAATCGCTTTGATTGATTGTTCAGCCTTTTCAATAGAATCAATCTGAACATAGATAGAATCGGTATGTCCATAAACTACTTTCATTATATCACCAAGCGTTTTCAAAAAACAGTTTGCCTTCAGAATACTTCATTAGTTCTTGTTTAATGATTTTAATATCCTTATCTAGAGAATGAATAGATACATTAGAATTACATATCTCATCTATTTCTACTTCCAGTCTCTTAATTGTTTGCTTAAGGTTTT